ATGGCGAAAGAAAAACGCGCCTTCTGGCGAAAATGGGTTTGGAAACATCTGCTGGCAGGAATAACAGTACTGGCAATGAGTAGCGCCGCGGTGGGAAAGGATGTCGTCCCCGATGAGGTGCGGACCCGAGATATGATGCGCTGTCAGGATTATCTGCAACTGGATCCGCGCGCCTGGACGCCGATGGTGATTTGGCTGATGAACGATCCTTTTTCACTGGAGCCGCCGGAGTGGACCGACTTCCATGAAGCCGAGCTGGTGCTGACGCCGATCCTCACCGAAATCTGCCGTCAGGAGCCGGATGTCTGGCTCACCTCGCTGCGGGAACGGCTCAATTCTTATCAGCAGGTGCGGTCACTGAACTAAGCGACCGCGGTAAAACGGCAGAAAAAGTGACTAAATGGGCAGTTAGCGGCCTTCTTCTGCGCAAAGGCTCAGCAGCGGCCCGCTTTTTGCGACAGGGCGTCGCAGGTTTTGCTCGTTAGCGTCGGGTTGGCGCCGGCGCAGATGGCATCCGAGACGGTGCTACCGCCGCCCAGCGGGATCAGCCCGTAAAGCTTCGGCTCGGCGGCCTTCGTCACATAGCAGCGATGGCTGGTTTTGCCGATGGTGGCCACAAAGTTGGTTTTCACATCCTGCTGCCTCGCATCGGAAATTGTCACCTGCGAAGCATCGACATTAAAAGCAAACGCGGCGGCCTCTTTCATTTTCCGTCGTCATGGGTGGTTTAGCTACGCAACCCATTAATAACAGTGCCAGACAGGTACTGATTGATATATCCCGTATTTTCATCATTTCATCCTTTTTGTAAGTCAGCGGGTTATATATAAGAGCGGGGGGAGGAACGCGTTGATTTCGAACAGCTGGCGCAGGCTATGGTTATTATTCGGAAATTGACCTGTGTTGTTACATTTATCGTGAGTAGTATGAATTCCAGCATTGCAGGAATGAAAGATATTTTAAGACTACGTTGCGTAGTTAGACAGAAGTCAACAGGAGTGCGGCGGTTATGGGCTGCCCGAGATGCTCTGAGCAATATTTTGCTAAGGCAGAATGCTATCTGTTTTAGCGTAAGCGCAAATTTTCCCTGCGTTATAACGGACTTTTTATCCTCTTAATGGGATAGCGACAACACGCTAAGCCATGCGCGCTGCTCAGCGGTTTGTGGTGCCATTTTAAAATTCAGGAACAAAAAAGCCACTCTTTCGAGTGGCTTAATTATATGATTTTAAATCTAAAATTTGGTGGCCCCTGTTGGGTTTGAACCAACGACCAAGCGATTATGAGTCCGAACTATATTCTAATAAAAACAAAGATATACAGTTAAATCAAACGCATAGCATTTCGTATATTGTCGAAAAGTATTGCATAGTGCTGCGCTGTGCTGCCATTTTGCTGCCACTTATCAGGTTTAATGGGTTAAGTTGAACCGCTTCTGTCAGGTGGTCAGGGGCGAAGTGAGCATAACGCATCGTGACTTTAATATCTGTATGCCCGAGGATGCGTTGTAAGACTAAAATATTGCCGCCGCCCATCATGAAATGGCTGGCAAAAGTATGCCGTAAAACATGCGAAAGCTGACCGTCAGGAAGCTCAATTCCCGCCCGTTTTATTGCACTCCTGAATGCTGAGTAACATCCGGTAAAGAGCGGTTTAGAGGTTCGGCTTTTGGGTAGTAATTCATAAAGCTCTTCACTGATTGGAACAGCTCGGTTCTTCTTGCCTTTCGTTTTGATAAAAGTGATTTTTCCGGGGCTTATCTGCTTTCCAGTTAAACTTTCCGCCTCACCCCATCTTGCTCCGGTTGCAAGGCAGATTTTAACAATCATGGTTAAATCCTCCGCCTTGCTTTTTTCACATTCTTCCAGCAAGCGAGCCGCTTCCTCAACTGTAAGCCAGGCCAGCTCAATTTCTGCGATCTTAAACTCTCTGACGTTTTCAAGAGGGTTGGGTGCTGTCCAGTCATCAAGTCTTTTCAGCTCGTTGAACATAGCCCGAAAGTAAGCTAGTTCAAGATTAACCGTGCGAGGGGTGACAGCCTTAACGCGATCAGAGCGGGTTATTTTTCCGCTTAACCGCTGTTCTCTATAAGTTGAGAACAGTTTAGCGTTGAATTCCGTAGCGAGGGGATCTCCCATTGCGAGACAGGCAAACTCCATTGCGCCTTTACGCTTTTCACCATCAGCAAGCGTAACGCCATGTGCGTTATACCAAGCTGTAACCAAATCCCGAACGCGGCGTTTATCAGTTTTCTCGCCCAGCCACGGCTTATCTTGAGCCTGATCTTTTATGTGGCGCTCAAATGCTAAAGCCTCCCCTTTGGTCGCGAACTGGCGACGGATGCGCTTTCCATCCCTACCGTTTGGGAAAACCTGAGCCTGCCATTTTCCAGTGGGTAATTTGCTTACAGCCATTATTGATTGCTCGCATTATCTCGATAGTCTTTAATTTTCCCAGCGGCAAGTAAGCAGATAACCACTGTATAGATATGCTGTACCGTTGGTGAGAGATACATTGCAACAAACATAAGAGTGAGTAGGAACGCAGGCCCGATACATAGAGATATGAAGCTGGCAAAAGGTCCTTTTTGCTTCTCTTTGGATGTTAAGTGAGCCATTGTGAGGCCGGAAATAAGTACCAACGCTAACTCAATTAATGTAAGCATAATCACTCCGTGAAAGTTGTTTTTCCTATGATCTTTCCTAAAACTAAAATCCCGGACACTTCGCATTCGAAAGACGCAGGACCATTCTCAACCCGCAACCGCGAGCCTGGTAATCTGTAAATTCGTCTAACGCTGTAAAATCCATCAATCTCTATGAACCATACTCCATCGTTTACTTCACCCTTATATTCATCCACTAGATACACATCGCCTTCAAACTTCACTAAAGAGGGGCTTGTTGCATTATTAGGGATTAGATGCGAATCGTAATGAACAGCTATTGAGTCTGAAATAATCCCGTTTGTGATTTCTTTATATTGCAAACGCAACCCATTTTCAGAAGTGTTGTTCATTCCGGGGCTGCCTTGACCAGTTGCTAACCACAATAGTGAGGCGCCAGTATCAAGATGACACGCGATAACCCAGTCATGCGGGAAAGTGTCGCGCATCCATCGGTTCGCCATAGTGCTTTGCGATATCCCAAGACGGTCACATAGAGCTTGGCGAGTGCTGAATCCATAGGCTTGAAGGATGCGTGTTATTGCCTCTTTGCCTCCGCTCTGAGATGAGAAATTAAATTTTGACACCCCATGTGGGGTTTCATTTGTGTTTGACATATTTCAAATGTGATCCTATCATCGGTTTTGTGGTGTTCGGAATAGCTTGGAATGGTTCCGAATAGTGAGGTTTTAAACACAATCTGAGGGATAGTGCATCATGAATCGTAATTTTTCAATGCGCCCTAGCATCAATCTTGTGGTGTCTGAACCATTCATTACCCTGGATGAGTTCTGCCGCCGTACCGGTTACAAACTCAGCTACGCCCGCCAAATGATCCGTGAAGGCCGCCTTCCAATTCGTAAAAAGGAAGGGGTAAACAGCCTTATCGAAGTAAACATGTTCGCATTGACGATGGAAGCGGCTCAAGGCTGCGAAATCGCAATGCAAGCCTGATAGTTCCATTTTGGGATATAGAGAGGCCAAAAACATGTTTGATTTCAGGATTTCCAAACATCCACACTTTGAAGAGGCCTGCCGGGCTTTCGCGCTGCGTCATAACATGGCGAAACTGGCAGAACGCGCGGGAATGAATGTCCAGACACTGCGCAATAAGCTAAACCCGGACCAGCCGCACCAACTTACCGCACCGGAAATCTGGCTGCTTACTGATCTGACAGAGGATTCCGCATTGGTTGATGGTTTCCTGGCGCAGATCCACTGCCTGCCGTGCGTGCCGCTAAACGAAGTCGCTCGGGAGAAAATGCCGGACTACGTACTGAAAGCCACGGCAGAAATCGGCCGCGTAGCTGCTGGCGCTGTTTCCGGCGAAGCGCACACAACGGCAGGGCGCCGCCAGATTGTTGATAGCATCAATTCAGTTACTCGACTGATGGCATTAACCGCAGTGACGTTGCAGGCGCGCCTGCAGGCAAGCCCGGCGATGGCCAGCACCATTGATACAGTCACTGGCCTGGGTGCCTCGTTCGGTTTGATCTGAGGTGGCTATGTTGACTAAACAACCATCACTCGCATCGCTGCTCGTTAAGCAAAGCCCATCACCTCATTTCGGGCATGGCTGGATCATGGGGAAGGATGGCAAGCGCTGGCATCCGTGCCGCTCGCAGGATGCGCTGCTGGCTGAACTGCGTACTACTAAACAGGGGAAACCATGGCTATTGAAGGCGATTCTGCGACTGTTCCACTAAGTCCGGGGCATCGGCTGGATGGCCTGAATCATATTGCAGAGCTAAGGGCGAAAGTGTTCGGCTTGAATATAGAACCTGAACTGGAGCGTTTTATTAGCGATATGCGGGACCAGCGAGATATTAACCATAAACAGAATGAGCGTGCCTTAGCCGCCATATTCTTTATGGCTAAGATTCCGGCGGATCGTCATAACGTCAATATGAATGAGCTGACGACTGACGAAAAGCGGGAGCTGATAAAAGCAATGAACCATTTTCGTGCAGTGGTGAGCTTATTTCCAAAGCGGCTAACCATGCCGAATTAACCAGTAACAGAAATTAATGGCGTAAACCCGCCGGGCATTCTTTTGCCAAAATTCAGGAGAAACAACAATGCGAAATATAGAAACCTGTTCCAACAAAATCGGCCCGGATGATGCAGGTCTTAACCAGATACTGACAGAGGCCCGCATGGAAGAACGCCGTGCACGTGCTGCGGCAATGGCCGCCCGCCTTGATAGCCTGGCGTGTCACATCACATCGCGCCAGCTTAATCACGTTGAGGCGGCGGAGCTGCTGCGCGTTACAGCGGAAAACATCCAGAACGAAGCGCAGGAGATCCACTGATGTCTGATTCTATGGACCTCGTACAGCAGCGCGTTGAAGAAGAACGCCAGCGGCACATCCACACTGCCCGCAGTAAAGCGTCGGGCGTTTCCCGCGTTTTATGCATCGAATGTGATGCGCCAATCCCGCCCGCTCGCCGCCGTGCGCTTCCCGGCGTGCAGTGCTGCGTCACCTGTCAGGAAATCGCAGAGCTGAAAGGCAAACACTACAATGGGGGTGCTGTATGAGCACCATCCTGAAATGGGCGGGAAACAAAACCGCCATCATGCCCGAACTGAAAAAACACCTCCCAGCTGGCCCGCGATTGGTTGAACCTTTCGCGGGTTCCTGCGCTGTGATGATGGCGACAGAGTATCCTCATTATCTTGTCGCTGATATCAATTCTGACCTGATTAATCTATATAAGCAGATTGCATTTAACTGCGAGAAATTTATAGCTAACGCTAAAGGGTTCTTTGCAAGTACAAATAGCGAAACCTCTTATTACAATATCCGCCAGGATTTTAATCATTCCTCTGAAACTACTGATTTCTGGAAAGCTGTATTTTTCCTTTATCTTAATCGCCACTGTTATCGTGGATTGTGCCGTTATAACAGGAAAGGTGAATTTAACGTTCCATACGGGAATTATAAAAAAACATATTTCCCGGAAGACGAAATTAGAGCATTTGCAGAGAAAGCAAAACGCGCCACCTTCATTTGTGCCAGCTACGAGGAAACTTTAGCGATGGTCAAAACAGGTGATGTGATTTATTGCGACCCACCTTATGACGGTACATTTACCGATTATCACACTGATGGTTTCAATGAGCTTGAACAGCGTCGCCTGGCGACGACTCTTGATGTACTGGCATCAGCAGGCCATCAGGTTGTTGTGTCGAACAGTGAAACCGAGCTGACGAACGCGATTTACCAGAATTTTACCCGCCACCGTATTAACGCAAAACGCAGTATGGGCGTTGCCGGTGGTGATGGTAAGTCTGCAACTGAAATTATCGCTGTTTCTCAACCCCTGATCTGGTCCGGGTTTGATCTGGCAGCGTATCCAGTCGTGAGTGCGTCTTACGAAACTTTCCAAAGAGAGTATTTGTGTGAGCCATCACGACGTTAAAAACTACGGCGGCGCAGATGATGCCGCCGCTGCTTTTGTCTGGAATACCCCGAAAAAAGCGGTTAACCCATACACGGACCCGGCGGAAGTTGCGCCGGTGTCTGCGCTTTCAAACCTGATCGCTCTCTACGCCAGCGACAACGAGCAGGAGCAGCTGCGCCGTGAGGCGATGAGCGATGAGGTCTGGGAACGCTATTTCTTCAATGAATCCCGCGATCCTGTCCAGCGTGAAATGGAGCAGGACCGGCTGATTAGCCATGCCAAAATGGCGCGCGAGCAGCAGCGTTTTAATCCCGATCTGGTCATTCTGGCTGACGTTAACGCCATGCCGTCCCATATCAGCAAGCCTCTGCTGGAGCGGATTAAATATTTCCATAGTCTGGGCAGAGCAAAAGCCTATTCCCGCTACCTGCGTGAAACCATCAGGCCGTGCCTTGAACGCCTGGAGCGCGTGCGTGCCAGCCAGGTTTCTGCGTCATTCCGGTTTATGGCGAGCCACGACGGGCTGGAGGGCCTGCTGGTTCTGCCGGAAATGAACCAGGATCAGGTTAAGCGGTTATCTACCCTGGTGGCGGCACACATGAGCATGTGTCTGGATACTGCCTGCGGTGAGCTGTTTACGGATGAAGACGTTACGCCGGAAGAGATCCGCCGGTCATGGGAAAGGGTGGCCGCTGAGGCCATGCGCCTTGATGTTATCCCGCCTGCTTTCGAGCAGCTGCGCCGTAAAAAGCACCGCCGTAACCCGGTCCCATACGAACTTATCCCGGGTTCGCTTGCCCGTATGCTCTGCGCTGACTGGTGGTATCGCAAGCTGTGGCAGATGCGGTGTGAATGGCGGGAAGAACAGTTGCGCGCCGTCTGCCTGGTTAACAAAAAGGCGTCCCCGTATGTCAGCTATGAGGCCGTGATCCATAAACGCGAACAGCGCCGCAAATCGCTGGAGTTCTTCCGCTCGCATGAGCTGACCAATGAGCAGGGCGATACGCTGGATATGGAAGACGTGGTAAACGCCAGCAGCAGCAATCCGGCGCACCGGCGCAACGAAATGATGGCCTGCGTTAAAGGGCTGGAGCTGATCGCAGAAATGCGTGGTGAATGCGCCGTGTTCTATACCATCACCTGCCCGTCACGCTTTCACGCAACGCTCAATAACGGCAGGCCAAACCCGAAATGGACCAGTGCCACGGTCCGGCAGAGCAGCGATTATCTGGTGAATATGTTCGCCGGCTTCCGTAAGGCGATGCACAAAGCCGGGCTGCGCTGGTATGGCGTCCGCGTTGCTGAGCCACACCATGACGGCACCGTGCACTGGCACCTGCTTTGCTTCATGCGCAAAAAAGACCGCAAATCCATCACCGCGCTGCTGCGTAAATTTGCCATCCGTGAGGACCGCGAGGAGCTGGGCAACAATACCGGCCCGCGTTTTAAGTCTGAGCTGATCAACCCGCGCAAGGGTACGCCTACCAGCTACATCGCCAAGTACATCAGTAAGAACATCGACGGGCGTGGCCTGGCTAACGAAATCAGCAAAGAAACCGGCAGATCACTGCGGGACAATGCCGAACATGTCAATGCCTGGGCTTCGCTGCATCGCGTCCAGCAATTCCGCTTTTTCGGTATTCCGGGGCGTCAGGCATACCGCGAGCTGCGTTTGCTGGCAGGCCAGGCCGCGCGACAGCAGGGCGATAAAAAAGCCGGTGCGCCGGTACTGGATAACCCGCGTCTGGATGCCGTGCTGGCGGCAGCCGATGCTGGGTGTTTTGCCACCTACATCATGAAACAGGGCGGCGTACTGGTTCCGCGTAAACATCACCTGGTCCGCACGGCTTACGAACTCAATGACGAGCCATCAGCCTATGGCGATCACGGCATCCGTATTTATGGCATCTGGTCCCCGATTATTGAGGGCCGGATTTGTACGCATGCGATGAAGTGGAAAATGGTTCGTAAGGCCGTTGACGTTCAGGAGGCGCCAGCCGACCAGGGCGCTTGCGCCCCTTGGACTCGTGGCAATAACTGTCCCCCTGTGGAAAAAATGAACGAAACCGGGGCCGTAAGCGGGCATGATTTACCGGATATTGCGGGTATGGATGAGCGGGAGTTGCAGGAGTATCTCCATAGCATGAGCAAAAAGGAGCTGAGGGAGCTAAACGCACGGCTTCGAATGGTTAAGCCTAAGCGCCGGAAAGGGTACAGGCAGAATGTGGATAATCAGCAGCGCCTGCAGCTGGAGTATGAACTTAAATCGAGAGGCTTTGATGGTTCGGAGGCGGAGATCGATCTGCTTCTGCGCGGCGGCAGTATTCCATCCGGTGCCGGTCTGCGTGTTTTTTACCGGAACCAAAGGCTGCAGGAAGATGATAAATGGCGCCAGTGGTACAGATGAAGGGGCACAATTTATGCCTTTATCTCACCATATGGGACACATCTGATTGAATGATAAAAACTATTTTACAGGAAGAAAATCATATTATACTGTATGCATATCCAGTAGATGTATGTACAGTATAGCCATATCCCTTTGTGGGGATATAGCAACGGATATCCCGTAGTGAGGATAGGAGGGGAAATGCAGGACTACCTTTTGGAGTCGTTAAAGCTCCAGCGTATTGATTTTTTTATCAAGCTTGTAGCGGCTAGTGAGTGCAGCGATGAAGAGAAGCGACTTGCTATCCAGTGGGTTTCTGAGCTGACTGATGAATTAATGGCGAAAATTCGTAGCCATGAATACAGCCGGTCAATGGATGTTTCCAGTTAGGGGGATGATCTCCATGCGTGTCGAAATAATGATTGATAAAGAGCAGAAAATTAGCCAGGCGACACTGGAAGCACTCGAAACCGAGCTTTACCGCAACCTGACCCCTTTATATCCCAAGACGGCGATCCGCATTCGCAAAGGCAGTGCCAACGGTATCGAGTTGACCGGCTTAAAACTTGATGAGGATAAGCAGCGCGTAATGGAAATTATGCAGCAGGTCTGGGAAGACGACAGCTGGTTGCATTAACAAAACGTTGCAGGCGATAAAACTGGTTTTTACCGCCTGCAAGGTTGAACAACGAGCAAGGCGAGGCGTTAGGCTATGGGGTCTAAAGACAGTAATTATCAGGTTATTTATCGCTATGAGCCGCTACCGAAGTTTGTTCCGGGTGGTTGGGTGCTTTTTCAGCGGCCAAAATCCTGCGGCGGCGGGTTCTGGCTGGGTAAAACCTATGATGGTGTTTTTATGCTTGAACTTGATCGCCCAGTTCCCTTGGATGAGGGGATTAAGTACATCATCCTTTCATCGCGAATAGCTGAAAACTTCATGGATTTTGACGAGGATTTCAGGCTAACCTGAAAAAAAGAGAGTGCATGGCTATGCCGCATGAATCTGCATGATCGTTTGAGGATCGTTTTGGCTCCGGCCCGCCAGTTCTGGCGGGCTTTTTCATATCTCATGCAGGTGCATGAAAACCACTACACAAAGCGGGCAGGCGTGGCGGGGATACGAGCGCGCGCTGAGGCACTGATTACTTGTTCGCGGATAATTTTTCAGCGATTATTATTAACTGCTGTGTAATAAAAGTGGCAATGTAAGTAGTGTGGGTTAGGGGTTGTTACTGGATACCCTGGAAAGGAAGGGACGGCTAAACTACCGGGATCAACCCTAACTACTATTGGTATGGGTTAAGTGTGGGATGTTTTTACTACGGAGGTGAACATGGCCGGCTCAGACGATTTGTATAAGGTAGCTATAGAGGCGCTAACAAAAGAATTGTATAAAGATTTAAAAAATAGTTTACCTTCTATAATTAAACATATAGTTAAACCTTATAAGAAAGTTGCTGCAAAAAGATTTAAAACGCCTGAAAGTCTTCTGGAGAGTTTAAAGAATGGTAGTGTTAAACAAAATGAACTTATTGTATTGGAGTGTAAGCCAACTACATTTGGGCCATATTTAAGGAGTCACTATCTAATGCCATTTATTGGTTCAAGTAGTGATATGCGTTTAGGGCCGCAAATATTAAGTGCAGACAATTATTTTGATATTCAAATTATTTTTGCTCAGATGTGTAGTCATTTAATCCCTGTCGGCTTATATCCTCCAATTGATAATAATTTATCACAAATTTCCTTGTTTCCTTCGGATGCAAATTGTTATGGTTTTACAGGGATAGTACCGGTAGCAAATAATTTAATCTCGTCAATTACAGCCATTGTTTCACAGGATAAAGTCTATCGCAGTGGAGCACCTTCATATGTTACAGGGATAGTGCGGCAGGTTACGCAATCGATGTTCTTAGATAAAGGTTTGCCAATAGAGATTTATGAGGAGTTAAGGCAGTCTGGCGATTTATGGTATATTGATGTTTATTCAGAGGGAACAGAAATTAACCCAATGAATAACGGTGATGTTACAGAGATGTGGGGAGGTCTTTATGCTTCGGGTCATATAGAAGCGAAAGGGGAAATATTGGTAAAGCCATTAATTGAAGGTGTTATGGACGCTTTTAAAAATGCAGGGTATAAACCTGAGTTTGCGGAGAATGAGAACCCTATGCGGAACGATTATTCTGTTTTTGCACGGGGAATGAGGTTTTCTATTTTGCCTGGTCCTTGTGTTTATTCTATTCATATGGATGCAGAATTGGCGATTGATTATAGAAGGAATAAAAATATATTTAATGGCGTATGTGACAACATACTCGAAGTGATAATGGAAGCGGCAAGTAAAAGTGATGCTACGATAATAAATCCGAGAGATCTCGATTTTACATATACAGATTCTGCTAAGTCTTTTACTATTTTAGAGTCGCAGCGTGCGGAACAAATAAAAGATCCTGTTGCTATAGTTGTTAGGGATTGGTATAGGAAAAAGAATAGTAGTTAAAGTGGAGGGTTGCCTCCACTTAGAATTAAATTGCAATTTAACCGTCGAGTGAGTATGCACTGAAAGAGATAACCTCATCTCCAATCCAATCGTTTAACTCAGTAAAACGTTTTTGGAGCGGGGTTAATTCATTACGAACAAACACTCGGCTTGCTTTTTCCACATCTCCAAATCCGCCGGTATTGTTGGGAATAATGCCCATCATCTGCGGCGGTACGCGGTGTGCGGCCATCATGTCATCGCGGCTCACATTCTTGATGTTCAGAAACTCATCCTTTGCCGCCACCTCTGACAATGGGATGATCTGGATGCCGTCCTTTTTACCGTTGGGCGAATACATAAACAGGTTGCGGAAGTTGCCCGGCCCTTTGGCGCTTTTCATGGCCTGGCGGATGTTGTTCACGTCCTCCTGATTCTGTGCCGCATCAGTCATGTACATGATGAACCCGGCGTGACTGCCGTTGATGTAATACTTACGGCGAAACAGCGTAGCCGACTCGTTAAGCAGTGTTGAAGGGATCGCGGAGAGGTAGCCGGGAAGCCCGTAGATTTCCTGGTTAATGTCCGGCTCCATCAGGTGAAAGATGCTCCCTTTGGTGAACTCATAAGGCTGGGTGGTCATGCCGTACTGCACGAACCAGTAAGTATCAAGGTCAATCCCGCGCCGGGTGTACTTCGCCAGTGATGGCTCCAGTGACAGGACGCCGCCCAGCCTGTTCGTCCTTTTTTCAAGATAGGCATTACCGAACACAAGATAGTCCTGGACGAAACGGGCAAAAGCCTGCTGGCTGAGCAGGCGGTGGGGGATGTAGGTACTACTGAGAATGTCACGCTTAACGGCAATCGGTGAGCTGTGATGTACAGCGGCGCGATAGGTCCGCGCCAGCCCGTCAAAGCTCACCGGCGGTTCATACCAGCGGTCCATTTGCACACATTCTACGTAGTCCAGAAGTTCGCGGCGGTCCAGTACCGGAATGGGATCGCCAAAGCTGAACGCCTGGGTAGTCGCTGCATCATTGGGTTGTACGTCAGGTGGCATCGCATCCTGTGCTGTATTCTCAGTCATTAAAAAATCTCCACAATGTTGCTGGTATTGGCGGCTTCGCCCTGCAGCGGTTCATTAAATAGCGCGTGCATCGTTGCCCAGGCCAGATCGGCGTGGCTGGCTTCTTCGCTGCGGCTGGCTTCATAGGTCGGACGGTTGCCGCTGGCGGTGGTGGCGCGGCGGATAGCCATAAATGACTGCGCAATGTCGGTATGCCCGGCGTCAAACTCCAGACGGCGGTGGCTGATAATGTCGTATGCCTTGAGCACCAGGGCGTTTTTGACGTTGGGGTTATAGACAAACTCCCGCACGGCAGGGAAAAAGCCTTTTACGTTTTCATAAACACCGTGGCCGACGCCGGTGGAGTCAATGCCGATGTAGGTCACGTTATACTGCTGCGTCAGTTTGCGGATGGCCTCTGCCTGGGCGCGGAAGTCCATTCCGCGCCACTGATGGCGCTCAAGGATGCGGAACTTACCGCCGGGCACCGTCGGCGGGGCAATGACTACGCAGCCAGCGCTGTCACCGTTCTGGGTACCTTTCGCCGGGTCATAGCCGATCCAGACTTCGCGCCAGCCGAACGGACGCAGGGCCAGCGCCTGAAAGTCTTCCCAGACTTCCCAGCTGTCCACCATGCAGGCCTGCAGGTCAGCCAGTGGGAAAACGGAGGCGAGATCGTCGATGAACTCACACATTAGCAGGTTCTGGTACTCGTCGGGGCTGTACTCCAGGCGCAGCTGGTCGAGGTCGAACAGGTTGCAGCCACCGCGCACGGCGTCCTCCACCGTCACGATCTGTCTGAACTGACCGTCAGCGCAAAGCAGACCGGCAGCAAGGGCTGAGTGGGTCAGGTCGATATCAACGCGATCAGCTTTTGCCCGCCCGCGATTGAACAGGGCGCCGGACCAGAACGGGTAAGCGCTGTGCGTCAGGCTGGAAGGCGTTGAGAAATAGGTCTGGCGCCATTTCTTATGCAGCGCCATGCCGGAGGCGACTTTACGTAGCTCCTGAAATTTCGGGATCCAGAAATACTCATCAAGATACAGGTTGCCGTGGTAGCTCTGCGCGGTGCGGGCGTTGGTTCCGAGAAAATACAGCGTGGCGCCGTTTGGCAGCACCATGGGATCGCCTTTTAATTCCACGTCGACTTCTTTGGCAAACTCGATGATGTACTGCTTAAATACATGCGCCTGGGCTTTACTGGCTGACAGGAAAATCTGGTTTCGCCCTGTCATCAGGGCGTCCATCAGCGCTTCACGCGCGAAATAATACGTAGCGCCGATCTGGCGCGATTTAAGCACGTTGCGGATGCGGTGCTTAATTCCTGCTTCCCACCAGTGGCGCTGATATTCAAACATTCCGTTGCGGAAAATCTCTTCCAGCTTTTCGATCTGTTCGTCGCTGAACTGGTTTTTTTCAGGTTGTTTGCGGGGGCCGCGGTTGCGGTTTTGCACGTTGGGGTTAAGGTCTGCCTCATTACCACCGTTGTTAAATTTACCGATGCGGGCGTGTCGTTCTGACTGGCGGGCCAGCAGGTCTATTTCTTTAAAGTCTTTCCCTTCCTTGTGCTCCTTCATGATGAGCTGGCAATAGCGGGCGGCAGTGGTGAGCTGCATCTGATCGAGTGGGCCATATTCGCCCCACTTGTCGCGCTTTTTCCAGCTGTGAACGGTTGCAACTTTTTCGCCCAGCATTTCAGCAATGCGGGCTACGCGGTATCCCTGAAAATACAGCAGTAATGCCTGCCTGCGGGGATCGAGGTCTGCGGGGGTCATCGTTTCCATGGCACAAACATACGGCCTTGCCTGGCGCCTTTCCCCGGCTGGCCTTTGTATGGTTTACCGCACAAGGTCCGCGCGTTGTTTCACCCCCTCCATCGCAGCAACCATAAGGCCTCACAGAGTTATTTGATGGAGTCGGTCACATGGCTGTAAAAGCAAAGCGCTTCCGCATCGGTGTGGAAGGGGCAACGACAGACGGGCGCAATATTGAGCGTGCCTGGCTGGAACAGATGGCGGCGAGCTATGACCCGCAGGTGTATACCGCGTTGATTAATCTGGAGCACATCAAGGGTTACACCCCTGATAGCCCATTCCGCCGTTTCGGGACCGTGGATAAGCTGGAGGCAGAGGAGATTGCAGACGGCCCGCTGAAAGGGAAAATGGCCCTGTACGCGTGGATCACCCCGTCAGAGGACCTGGTGGCATATACCCGTAATCTGCAAAAGCTGTTTACCTCGATGGAGGTCAATACCAGTTTTGCCGATACCGGCAAAGCCTACCTGGTTGGCCTGGCGGCGACGGATGATCCCGCAAGCCTCGGTACTGAAATGCTGCAGTTTAGCGCCAACGCCAGAAGTAACCCCCTGGCAGGCCGCAAGCAAAACCCTGAAAACCTCTTTTCCGCCGCAGAAGAAACGCTGATCGAGTGGGAAGAAGTCCAGGACGAAAAACCCTCCCTGTTTTCCCGCGTTGCCGCGATGTTCACCAAAAAAGAACAGAACGATGAAGCGCGTTTTTCTGACGTGCATCGCGCGGTGGAGCTGATTGCTACTGAACAGCAAAACCTGAGCGAACGTACTGATCACTCCCTGTCTGCGCAGGATGCGCGCATTGCTGAGCTGGAAGCCTCCCTGCAGGAACAGCAGACCGCTTTTGCTGAACTGGAGCAGCGGCTGAGTCAGGAAGACAGCCGCAAAGATTATCGCCAGCGCGCGCCGGGCGGAAACGCACCGGCAGGCACACTGACCAATTGCTGATGGAGCATAAGAACCAATGAAAAAGCACACACGTTTTGCCTTTAACGCCTACCTGCAGCAGCTGGCACGCCTGAACAACGTGGAAGTGGAAGAACTTTCCAGCAAATTCACCGTTGAGCCGTCGGTGCAGCAGACGCTGGAAGACCAGATCCAGCAGTCCACGGCATTTCTGACCATGGTTAACGTGATTGGTGTGGCGGAGCAGTCAGGCCAGCTTCTGGGCCTGGGCGTCGGCAGCACCATTGCCGGGACCACTGACACGACCACGAAGGAGCGCGAGCCAACCGATCCCACTGAGATGGTTGATGTTGAGTACAAATGCGAACAGACCAACTTTGATACGGTGCTGACCTACGCAAAACTGGATATGTGGGCGAAATTCCAGGATTTTCAGGTACGCATCCGTAACGCCATCGTGAAACGTCAGGCGCTGGACCGCATCATGATTGGGTTTAATGGCGTGAAGCGTGCCAAAACCTCAGACCGTGCCGCCAATCCGTTGCTGCAGGACGTTAACAAAGGCTGGCTGCAGAAGGTCCGCGAAGATGCCCCGGATTGCGTGATGGGCAGCACCACGGCAGAAGATGGCACTACCACCGCAGACCCGGTGAAGGTAGGCAAGGGCGGTAAATATGCCAACCTGGATGCGCTGGTGATGGATGCTGTCAATGAGCTGATTGACCCTATTTTCCAGGATGACGCCGAACTGGTCGTGATCTGTGGTCGTGAGCTGTTGTCCGACAAGTATTTCCCGCTGGTCAATAAGGACCAGGCAAACACGGAGGCGCTGGCTGCTGATCTGATTATCAGCCAGAAACGCATGGGCGGTCTGCAGGCCGTTCGCGCCCCGTCATTCCCGGCTAATGCCGTACTGATCACCCGCCTGGATAACCTGTCCATCTACTGGCAGGAAGATACCCGCCGCCGTTCGGTCATTGATAACCCGAAACGCGATCGTATTGAAAACTTCGAATCCGTCAATGAGGCGTATGTGGTGGAGGATTACCGCTGCGTGGCACTGGTGGAAAACATCACCATCGGCGACTTCAGCGCCGGTGCCGGAGAGTAACGCATGAGCCTGAGTCCCGCACGGCAGCACCGCCTGCGCATCCAGGCTGAACAGGCCGCCCGGCAGGGCGGTAATGTTCGCCACGCGACGGGGTATGACCTGATGCTGATGCAGCTGGCGGAGGACCGCCGCCGCCTGAAAGGTATCCAGTCCACCGTGAAGAAAGCCCAAATCAAGGTGGAACTGCTGCCCCGTTATTCCGCCTGGGTGGAGGGGGTGCTGGCTGCTGATGGTGCCCGGCAGGATGACGTGGTGATGTTTGTGATGCTCTGGCGTATCGATGCCGGTGATTATGACGGTGCGCTGGATGCAGGGCGTCATGCGCTGCGGCACGGATGGGTGATGCCCATCGGAAACCGTAACGTCCAGACGGTGCTGGCAGAGGAAATGGCAGACGCTGCGCAGGCCGCTCTGCTGGCAGGTGAATCTTTCGATGCCGGGTTGTTACTGCAGACACTGGAGCTGACAGACGGCCAGGATATGCCAGACCAGTCACGGGCACGCCTGCATAAAGCGATTGGCGCTGTACTGACCGAAACCAGCCCGGCCTCCGCCCTGAATCACATCAATCATGCGCTGCAGCTTGATCCACGCTGTGGCGTCAAAAAAGAAAAACAGCAGCTGGAGCGCAGATTGCGCAATGACAGCCGTTAACGGAACGTGCCCCGCGCACGGGCGGCACGGGGTGGCGAAAGGCTTTTGCCACATCAAAACCCCGTCCACCGCCCACTATTTCAGGAGAAAGCCCGCATGAAGTTTGTTGCGCCTGAGCAGGCGCCGGAACAGGCGGAAATTATCAAAAATACGCCGTTCTGGCCCGATGTTGATTTATCAGAGTTTCGCAGCGTGATGCGGACGGATGGCACGGTGACGTCACCCCGTCTCGGACAACTCATCCGGTCTGCGATGTCAGAGGTCAATGCGGAGCTGTACGACTTCCGCAAGCGCCAGCAGGCGCTGGGATTTATGACGCTGGCCGATGTACCGGCGGACTTGCTGGACGGTAAAAGCGAACGTATTCACCACTACCACAACGCCGTTTATTGCTGGGCACGTGCGCAGGTGAATGAGCGTTACCAGGACTACGACGCCACGGCCTCCGGTGTGAAAAGGGGGGATGAGCTGGCGGAGGCCAGCGGCGACCTGTGGCGTGATGCTCGCTGGGCAATCAGCCGGGTCCAGGATGCGCCTCACTGTACGGTGGAGCTGATCTGATGAAAGTGCGTGCGTACCAGGGTGACACGGTGGACGCGCTTTGCTGGCGTCATTACGGACGCACGCAGGGCGTCACGGAGCAGGTACTGCAGGCAAATCCGGGGCTGGCTGAGCACGGCCCGTTCTTACCACACGGGCTGCAGGTGGATCTGCCGGATATTGCCACCACTTCCACGGTGCAGACCGTCCAGTTATGGGACTGAAATATGACGCTTGAACGGATCAGCGCCTTCATCACGTACTGCATCGCTGTACTGCTGGCATGGATGGGAGATTTATCGCTTAAGGATGTGTCGACAGTGGGCGGTGTGTTGATTGGCGTGCTGATGCTGGCCATCAACTGGTACTACAAACATAAAACCTACCAGCTGCTGCGCGGCGGAAAAATTACACAGGGGGAATATGAATCCTTCAACCGTTAAACGCTGCCTGGTAGGGGCGGTGCTGGCGATTGCCGCCACCCTGCCGGGCTTTCAGCAACTTCATACCTCAGTGGAAGGGTTGAAGCTGATAGCCGATTACGAGGGCTGCCGCCTGCAGCCGTATCAGTGTGATGCGGGGGTGTGGACCGATGGCATTGGCAATACGTCCGGCGTGGTGCCGGGGAAGAGCATCACGGAACGGCAGGCCGCCGGGAGTTTTATCACCAACGTTTTAAGGGTGGAGAAGGCGCTGGATCGCTGTGTCCTGGTGAGCGTACCGCAGAACGTCTATGACGCGCTGGTATCGCTGGCCTTCAACGTGGGAACCGGCAATGCCTGTGGTTCAACCATGGTGAAGTTTATCAATCAGAAGCGCTGGCGCGATGCCTGCTATCAGTTGCCGCGCTGGGTATACGTCAAAGGCGTATTTAATCCGGGGCTGGACAACCGCCGCGCGCGGGAGCTGTCCTGGTGCTTAAAAGGAGCGTAACGAAATGAAAAAGAAACTGATCGGTGGGTTATTTTCGGTGCTGTACACGGCGCTGATGATTTTTAGTCTCTTTGTTCCAAACAGTATTGTTCCGGCACTGGTTACAGCCTTGACCTGGGTAGCCTGCCTGCTGAGCTGGGGAGCGGTGCTGCTTTGCATGGCTGGGTGGTATGCGGGCGGCACTCATCGGGGAGAGGCAAAGCAGGCGCTGACGCGCTTTTTCAGTACGCCAGGAAACCAGGTGATCAGATGGGCCAGGTGTTCACTGCTTGTGATTTTTCTCACCTTTACGGGCCACGTTGTCACCCTGGTATTTTATCTGCTGACGCTGGTCGCGCTTAAGGTTCTGCGTGCGCAGATTATTGATGCGGAGCCGGTGACGGTATGACGAAGGCGCTGGCGGTAATTCTGGCGCTGGTAGTGCTGGCGCTTGGCTGGCAGTCATGGCGGATGAAGGAGGCCAGCCAGACCATCGAGCGGCAAGGGCGGGATCTGAAAACGACAGGCGAAAAACTGGCAAAAACGAACAGCCAGCTGATCGCCCTGTCCATCCTGTCCGAAACCAATAACCGGGAACAGGCAAGGCTTTACGCGGCGGCAGAAAGTACAAACGCGCTGCTGCGAAGCCGTCAGCGCAGAATTGAGGAGTTAAAACGTGAAAATGAGGATTTACGCCGCTGGGCTGACACTCTTCTGCCTGCTGACATTATCAGGATGCGCGAACGTCCAGCCCTCGCCGGAGGTGCTGCTTACCGTGAATGGTTGTCCCAGGGTGACGCAGTGCCGCCTGGAAAAGTCGGCGGCACGCACTAACGGCGATCTGCTAACCGCGCTGGATGAAGCGGAGGCGGCCTGGGCGGTCTGCGCCGATAAAGTGGACACGATAATTTCCTGTCAGGAGCGAAACAGTGAACAAGCCTCAATCCTTACGCCGCGCCCTGAATAGCGCGGTGCCATATGTCCGCGATAACCCGGATAAGCTGCATTTGTTCGTTGATAACGGATCGGTGGTGGCAACCGGAGCAGCGTCACTTTCATGGGAGTATCGTTACACCCTGAATGTGGTGATTGTGGATTTCAGCGGCGATCAGGGGTTATTGATGGCGCCGGTGGTGGCCTGGTTAAGGGAAAATCAGCCGGATGCTATTCATAACCCGGAACTGCGGGAAAAGTTGCTTTCCTTTGAAGTCGATATTTTGCGCAATGATATCTGTGATATCAGCCTGAATCTGCAACTGACAGAGCGTGTGATAGTCAGCGCTGACGGTGACGTGTCCAGCGTCGAAGCGATGCCGGAACCGGACGAACCGGACGAAAGGTGGGCAGTGAGCCGTGGCTGAGCTGCAGGAAGTTGACGCCTGGTTAGATGCGTTGCTGGCGGGACTGGATCCTGCCGCACGTAAGCGCATGATGCGGGATCTGGCACAGCAGCTGCGCCGCAGCCAGCAGAAAAATATCAGGATGCAGCGCAACCCGGACGGGACGGCTTACGAGCCGCGTCGCGTGACGGCCAGAACGAAACAGGGCCGCATCCGTCGGCAGATGTTTGCAAAACTCCGCACAACAAAATACCTGAAAGCCGTCGCCAGACAGGACTCGGCAAGCGTCGAGTTTGAGAGCCGTGTGCAGCGCATAGCCCGCGTGCATCACTATGGCTTGCGTGATCGGGCCAGCCGTAAAGGGCCGGAAGTCAAATATGCAGAGCGCCGGTTGCTCGGCATCAATGATGAATCAGAAGACATTACGCGAGACGTCTTACTGCGTTGGTTGTCACAGTGATTTTGTGTCAGGGATGACACAACCCGCCACGCTGCCGCACTCCCTCCGCGCGTGGCAATCTTGCCTTCATGAATACGCAATTAACCGAAATCATGCGCCTTATCACCAATCTGATCCGCACCGGCATTGTGACCGAAGTGGACCGGGACGGCTGGCTGTGCCGGGTGAAAACGGGCGACCTCGAAACCAACTGGATTAACTGGCTGACCTACCGTGCAGGTAAATCACGCACCTGGTGGTGCCCGTCTCCAGGGGAGCAGGTGGTGCTGTTCAGCCTGGGCGGCAATCTGGAAACAGCCTTTGCGCTTCCGGCCATCTACTCCAACGCCTGCCCGCCGCCGTCAGACTCTGAAAGTGCGGACGTGACCGCATACGAGGATGGTGGCTGGTTCGAATACGACCCCGCCACCGGGCGCTGGATTATTCGCGGCGTGAAAAGCGTGCTGATTGAGTCTTCGCAGGTTGTCTCCTGCAAAACCGGTGAGTTTGTGATCGAGGCTGACACCACCCTAATTAACAGCAACGTGATCCTGAACGGCGATGTGACCCACGGCGGCGGCGCGATGACGTCAAACGGCGTCGTTGCTGATAAGCATAAACACCCTGGCGACAGTGGCGGAACGACGGGAGATCCATTTTGACGCTCTATATCGGGATGAGCCGCGATACCGGCAGAGCCATAACGGAAACTGACCACCTGCGCCAGTCGGTGCGCGACATTTTGCTGACCCCGCAAGGGAGCCGGCTTGCGCGCCGGGAGTATGGTTCCCTGCTTTCAGCGCTCATTGACCAGCCGCAAAACCCGGCGCTGCGCCTGCAGATCATGGCTGCGGTGTATGTGGCGCTGCGGCGCTGGGAGCCGCGGCTGCAGCTGGACACCATCACGGTTAACAGCAGCAGCATGGATGGCGCAATGGTTATTGAGCTGGCAGGCCAGCGTAATGACGGCGTGCCCGTGTCCCTTTCCGTATCGACAGGAGCAGACAATGGCCGTTATTGACCTTTCCCAGCTGCCGCCGCCGCAAATTGTGGATGTGCCGGATTTTGAAAACCTGCTGGCTGAGCGCAAGGCTGAATTTGTCGCGTTATTTCCGGCAGAAGAGCAGGAGGCCGTGGCCCGCACCTTAGCGCTTGAATCTGAGCCGGTGGTGAAAATGCTGCAGGAAAATGTGTACCGGGAGCTGCTGCTGCGCCAGCGGATTAACGAGGCGGCGAAAGCCGTGATGGTGGCCTATTCCGGCGGGGATGACCTGGACAATTTAGGCGCGAATAACAACGTACAGCGCCGGGTGATTACAGCTGCAGATGACACCACAACGCCGCCCACGGAGGCAGTTATGGAATCTGACGCGGATTATCGCCAGCGCATTCCTGCGGCCTTTGAGGGGATGAGCGTTGCCGGGCCAGTAGGAGCCTATGAATATCACGCGCTTAGCTCGGATGGTCGGGTGGCGGATGCATCGGCGTTCAGCCCGTCACCGGCGGAAGTCGTGGTGACGATTCTGGCCCGCGACGGCGATGGTACTGCGCCGGAAGACTTACTGCAGGTCGTCGGTGAGGCCCTGAATGATGAGGCTGTGCGGCCGGTGGCGGATCGGGTGAGTGTCCGATCTGCTGAGATTGTCCCCTATGAAATTGATGCGGTTCTTTATGTCTATCCCGGCCCGGCAAAGGAACCCATCCTGGCGGCTGCGAAAGCGCAGGGTACGGCATATATCAACGAGCAGCGTCGCCTGGGGCGTGACGTGCGGCTGTCTGCTATCTATGCCGCTCTGCATGTTCAGGGCGTCCAGCGCGTTGAGCTGATGAAGCCTCTGGCGGACATGGTGTTAGATAAAACGCAGGCGTCATATTGCACCGATTTTAAAGCAGAAATTGGTGGCTCTGATGACTAGCAGCCTGTTACCGCCGGGGGCGTCTGCGCTGGAGCGCAGGCTGGCGCAGGCCTGTTCAGGTATCAGTGATTTAAACGTGCCGCTGCGTGACCTGTGGAACCCGTGGAAATGCCCGGCAAAGTTTCTGCCGTATCTGGCCTGGGCTTTCTCCGTTGACCGATGGGAGGAAACCTGGACAGAAACCGCTAAGCGGCAGGCGGTCAGCGATGCTTTCTGGATCCATCAGCGCAAAGGAACGGTGGCTGCAGTTAAGCGGGTGATTGAGGGGCTGGGTTACTCAATGACTCTTGAGGAGTGGTGGAAAGTAGCCGACCCCGCCGGGACGTTTCGGCTTGAGATCGATCTGAATGAAATCGGCATCACGGAGCCGATGATTTACGAGCTTGAGCGGATTATTGGCGATGCGAAGCCAGTCAGTCGGCATCTGGCACAAATGACACTAACCGCAGGAACCAGAGGGCCGGTATGGCTGGGGGCTGCAATATTTGACGGTGAGGATATTAGCGTTTATCCGCCGGGATACGAACCAGAAGACAGCATTCACTACGACGGCCAGCAGTTCTATTTCGGCAGCGTTAATTTCTCAGGAAAATAGCATGAATATTACAGAAAAAACCGTGTGGGAAAGTTCGGTTTACCAGCTTTCCCGCGCAGACAAAGTGGAAGGCGGGACGAAAGGCGCTGCAAATATCCAGGCCCGGCAACTTGCAAACCGTACGCAGTTCCTGAAGGTGCTGATTGAGGGTATTTCCGATTACAGGGAGTACACGTTCTTTGAAACCGAAGAGGATCCAGACGGCACCATTGCGGGATTAGCTGGCACACCACAAGGTAAGCTGTTTCGCGTCGCCCTGGGCGAGGGTGAGGCGCTGGCATTTCGTTATTTCCTGAATGATGGTGGCGTTGCCAGGGCTGTTACGGGTTTGCTCGGTCAGGGATCGATTATCAACAGCGTCCGCTTCTTCCCGTCACTCCCTCTGGCTGAGAACGATTTATCTGCGGGAAATATTCCAGAGGGTGGCAATTGCTGGGTGATAAACCATAGCGACTCATCCCTTGCAGATGAGTACGCGAATGTTTCTGGCGCACTACAGCAGACTGGCCGAAAAATGCTGTCTCAGGAAGCTGTTGAAGCCGCTCTTCAATTAATTGCTAAGCTAACCTCAAGCGGCTTTGTGGATGACAACTTTTTCCCTTTATTCGTCGATGGCGCCGGTAGTGTTCCGGCGTGGTGGGATGACGGTTTCGCCGTTTCAAGAGTCGCTATGTCTCTGTACCAGATGATTTATACGGACGTCCGCGCGCGTCTGGGGGATTCAGTGAATGCCGGGGTTAGTGGTGTGAATAACACCTTCTTCCCACTGGTTGTAGATGGCGACAATAATATCCCCTTGTTCTGGGATAACGGTTTTAACGTGTCCATGATTTCTGAGGGGTTTCAGCAGAAAGTATGGGCTTACATCAACGCCATAATTGAAAAGGCCCTGAATCAGCGTATCCCGCTGGTTGATCCCTCCTTCGTTCCGGGAATAACTGACGCTGCCGATTCTGTCCCGTTCTGGTTCCAGGACGGCGAGTTTGACGCGACGGGTATCGGGCCAAACATCAGGGGCATTTTTGCACGGTGGTATCAACGGCGGATGTACACCGCCGCTTATAACATTCCGCTGCATACCGACGGGCGCACGCTATGGCGCTGGAAAGCGAAGAAAGCGCAGCTTAAAGCGGGTCTGGCTGTCCGCCCCCACTTTATGTTGACAGGCGACAGCTGGACGCAGAATAACGAACTGGCGGCCGCTATCGCTGGACTGCTGCACGCGGATTACGGCGATGCGGGTTTAGGCTGGCGTACTGTTAACTACGGTGCTGCACGAGACGGTTCGAATATTTTCCGCTCTGCCGGATGGGATTTGTACGACTCCTCACCGACCAGCGGAGCGCCGCTTTATGGCTGCGGTATTGATGGCCAGTCAATTAATACGACGACAAACACCGCTTATTTCAACGTGACGAATGTACGCTGCACTGACTGCCGAATTTACTATCAGGATCTTAACGGGAAATTTCAGTACGGCTACGACGTTGGCGGGGTCACGCAGTGGACTGAGGTTGTCTGCGGGAATACCGGTGCGACAAAATCGGTGTTGCTGACGGGTATGACTGATGAGGTCAGGACGATTTACGTCAAAACCGACGGCAACGCCGGGCGCGTAGCTATTCATGGTTTCTATCTGTGGCGCAGCGGCGTGGCAGGATGCGTGATGAGCAAAGCAGGGAACGCGGGGATTCTGGCCGATCAGTTCCTGCTGTTCTCAGACAAAATCGCGGAGTACCTGAGCACAATGCAGCCAGACGTCATTTGCATCGTGATCGGGAACAACGATTACCGAATTTCAGAATCGACAGCCACATTCCGTACCGCACTGCAAAAGTATATGGCCGCCTGCCGCGCTGTGCTCCCTGACGTGGGATTTATCCTCATGGCACCACCCCGCACGAACGGAACGGCGGCAACGCCACTCGTTGATTTCCGCGATGTGATGTACGACCTCTCGCAGACGTTAAATGTCGAGTTTTTCAGTATCTATGACCTTTTCGACACCTGGGCGGAAATGAACGGTCTGGGCTGTTTTCTCGACAACCTGCACCCCAATGCAGTGGGCGGCAACCTGATTGCCTCGGCGTTGAATAATGCACTGATTAAAGGCTGAATTATGACAACTAATGAAATCTATGTACCTAAGCTCGGTGACGTCATTATCCCGGGAACGCATCCGAAAAAAGGGCACTTCATGCAGCCAAACCTGCCTGTCATTGCAGGGTTGAAGGCGATGTATATCCACGGCGGAACCTCAGAACTGAGCATGAGGAACCGCGCTGACAATTCCGCCCCGCTGACAAAGGTCGGAGCGCCTACAATCCTGGCTGAATTTGGGGCTATCTGTAGCTTTGGCAACTGCTTTGATACCGGAAAGGTCTCAACAAAAAACCAGACCCATATCGTGATCTGCAAACCGGTAAAGCCGACGGAAGCCACCGAAAAGCAGCAGGCGTTTATGATGGGGAACTACAGCTATTCAGGCGCACCGGCAGTCTATCGCGGTGACGGTCTGGCTTTTCTTTTCTCCGGGCAAAGCCTTTACGGTGCGTTCGTGGAGGATGGCGGAGCTACCCCTACCAATATGATCAACTACTTCAGCGCAGCCTATGACGCCTCAAAATGGGCAGCATTTGTTTCGCTGGTCGACGGTGATAACGGTATCGCACGCATTGGCGGACGCCAGGGCGGCGCGCTTGCATGGCAGAACTCGCGCGCGTTGACCAACAGGACTGCATATGCAGATCGCACAATCCGCATCGGTTCTCATCATGCGCCCGCAGCCTATCCGGCGGGAGCGGCTATTACAATGGGACTGGAGCTGATTTTCGAGGCTGCACTGACGCAGGCACAGGTTGCATCGGTTATCGACAGCGTTAGTGAGTATCTCAATGCAGCCTGGGGGATCTCTGATCTCTGAGGGGAAAACATGGTCACGAAATATCACGCAATAATGACAAGTCGGGGGGCGGAAAAGCTCGCCGCCGCGGCTCTGACAGGGGAAACCGTAGGCTTTTCGCATATGGCTGTTGGCGATGGCGGCGGAGCGGCGACAGTACCCGATGAGAGCCAGACGGGTCTGGTTAATGAAGTTTATCGCGCCCCCCTGAATCGCCTGGTCATTGCCGACACTGGCGCGAACATCATTCGCGCCCAAATGATCATCATGCCTCAGATTGGCGGTTTCTGGCTGCGCGAGGCGGCACTTTATGACGAAGACGGGGACTGTCTGGCGGTTGCCAGCCTGCCTGAGTCATACAAACCCCAGCTTGCCCAGGGTTCGGGACGACTACAGTCAGTAAATCTCTATATCGGAGTCAGTAACACCTCGGATGTAGAACTGAAGGCTGACCCGTCCGTCATTCTGGCAACCGTAGAGGAGGTTAATCGCGCTAAGGAGGAGGCAAAAGACTATGCCGATCAGGTTGCAGGACAGCTTGATACGGATATTCAGCAGGCTATTACCGCCGCTCTTACAGCGGCAAAGCGTGAATTCTGGGAGGACGATAACCCTGTGGGTACGACGCGATTTTTTAATCAGAACGTCAACCCGAATGAAAAATGGCCCTGGTCAGAATGGGTATACACCGGTGAAAATAAAACGATCCGGGTGGCAAAAGCAGACGGCTCAAACGTAGGGAATACCGGCGGAAGCGATACTGTCACAATCCAGCAGGCTAACCTGCCAGCTGTGCAGGTTAATGTCAGTGGCGAAACCAGCGAACTCCCCGGGCAGGAACTGATCACCAGGGAGGCAGGACGGCATAAACACAAAGGCGGAATGCTCGCCCCGGGTGAGGTCTGGGATGATAATTACATAGTTGGTTCGGATAACGACAGCCGCCGCACACGAAATTATACGGATGAGGTGGCCGATCATAGCCATATTGTGGACTTGCCAGCCCATAAACACACGACCACTGGCAAAACCGATAACCTCGGTGAGGGCAAATCGTTCAGCGTGGTGGAATCTCACACGCTGCTGATGTGCTGGAGCCGCGTTGCCTGATAAATCCCGGTATCAGTCTGCCCCGATAAGGGGCTTTTTTCTGTCTGCGGTTGTGCCATTGACAGTACAACGGCCATCAACGGCTTGCGGTGAATGATTTCCCTACCATGGGTGAACCCCTAAACAGGAGATTCATTCATGGCGCAAGACTATCACCACGGCGTGCGTGTTGTTGAAGTTAACGACGGCACCCGCTCTATCACGACGGTGAGCACGGCGATTGTGGGCATGGTATGCACCGGCGATGATGCCGATGCCTCTGTGTTCCCGCTCAATAAGCCGGTTCTGCTTACCGATGTACTGACCGCCAGCGGCAAAGCGGGCGAGTCCGGCACGCTGGCCCGCTCACTGGACGCCATCGCCGACCAGGCAAAACCCGTCACCGTTGTGGTGCGTGTTGCCCAGGGCGAAACCGAAGCGGAAACCACCTCCAATATTATCGGCGGTGTAACCGCTGACGGTAAGAAAACGGGCATCAAAGCGCTGCTTTCGGCGCAGTCGCAGCTGGGTGTGAAGCCGCGAATTCTTGGTGTGCCGGGCCATGACACGCAGGCTGTTTCCACTGAACTGTTAAGCGTGGCGCAGAGCCTGCGCGGCTTTGCGTACCTGTCTGCCTACGGTTGTAAAACCGTGGAAGAAGCGATTGCCTACCGCGAAAATTTCAGTCAGCGAGAAGGGATGCTGATCTGGCCTGATTTCATCAACTTTGACACGGTGCTGCAGGCGGACGCGACTGCTTACGCCACTGCCCGCGCGCTGGGTCTGCGTGCCAAAATCGACGAGCAGACCGGCTGGCACAAAACCCTGTCTAACGTGGGCGTCAACGGCGTAACCGGCTTGTCTGCGGATGTGTTCTGGGATCTGCAGGACCCGGCAACCGATGCCGGACTGCTGAACCAGAACGACGTCACCACCTTGATCCGCAAGGATGGTTTCCGCTTCTGGGGTTCCCGCTGCCTGAGCGATGACCCGTTATTCCAGTTTGAAAACTACACCCGTACCGCGCAGGTGCTGGCAGACACCATGGCGGAGGCGCATATGTGGGCGGTGGACATGCCGCTTAACCCTTCGCTGGCTCGCGACATTATCGAAGGTATCCGCGCCAAAATGCGCAGCCTGGTAAATCAGGGCTACCTCATCGGCGGTGATTGCTGGATTGATGACAGTGTGAATGACAAAGACACGCTGAAAGCCGGGAAACTCTGGATCGACTACGACTATACGCCAGTGCCGCCACTGGAAAACCTGATGCTGCGCCAGCGCATCACTGACCGTTACCTGGTGGATTTCACCACCCGCGTAAGCGCATAAGGGGGACCCATGGCCTTACCACGCAAGTTAAAACACCTGAATATTTTTAACGCCGGTAACAACTGGATGGGCATTGCTGAATCCGTCACCCTGCCGAAATTCACCCGCAAGCTGGAAAACTACCGCGGCGGCGGCATGCCCGGTTCAGTCGGTATTGATCTGGGGCTGGATGATGGCGCGCTGGATACGGAAATGACCATCGGCGGTACGGAGGCGCTTCTGTTTAAACAGATGGGCAAAGCCACGGTGGACGGCGTGCAGCTGCGCTTTACCGGGTCTATTCAGCGCGACGACACCGGCGAAGTGCAGGCCGTTGAGCTGGTCGTCCGTGGGCGCCACAAAGAGGTGGACTCCGGCGAGTGGAAAACCGGCGAAAGCAATTCCACCAAAGTCAGCAGCGTTAACTGTTACGCGAAGCTGACCATTAACGGTGAAGTGCTCTATGAGGTCGATGCGATCAACATGATTGAAGTTGTTGATGGTGTTGACCTGATGGAAGAACACCGTAACGCCATCGGTCTGTAATTTTTTCCTGGCGCGCGAGGTCGCGCCAGCCAACCCATAACAGGAAAAGAGCATGAGTGAGAAAACAGAAGCAACGGTGAAACTGGATAGCCCGATTAAGCGCGGTGATACCACGATTACGGAAATTGTGCTGCGTAAGCCGCAATCCGGCGCGCTGCGCGGTACGCGACTGCAGGCGGTGATGGAGATGGACGTGGCCTCTATGATGACCGTGATCCCCCGCATCTCCACACCAACGCTGACCCCGCAGGAAATGGCGGACCTCGACCCGGCAGACCTGGCCGCGATGTCTGTCGAGGTGGTCCTTTTTTTGTTGCCGAAGTCGGCACTTGCCGATTTGCCGACAGCCTGACGGTAGATGACCTGGTGGCGGATATCGCCACGATCTTTCACTGGCCGCCGTCCGTCACTGACGTTATGCCGCTGACGGAAGTGCTGGAGTGGCGGCACAGAGCGATAATGCGTAGCGGGGCCAGCGATGAGTGATAAAAACCTGCGCCTGCAGGTGGTTCTGAATGCGGTTGATAAACTCACCCGCCCTTTAAAAAATGCGCTGGCTGGCTCGAAGGAGCTGGCCTCCGGCATCCGGCAGACCCGTGATCAGCTTAAACGGCTTAACGACGCGGGGAGCCAGTTAAAATCTTTTGATCAACTCTCACAGAGCCTGAACCGGACCAGCAACGAGCTGGACCAGGCGCGGCTGCGTGCGCAGATGATGACGCGCGAGCTGGCAGCGCTCGAATCCCCCACGAAAAAACAGACGCAGGCGCTTGAGGCGCAATGGCGCGCCGTATCACGCCTGGAACAAAAGCAGGGGCAGGAAACGCGGCAGATGGCGGCAGCCAGGGCGGAGCTGTACCGCCTCGGCATCTCTGCGGGCGGTGGCGCCCGTGAAACGGCCAGAATTACCCGCGAAACGGATCGCTATAACCAGCAGCTGGCAGAGCAGGAGCGGCGCTTGCGAGACGTGGGCGAGCGCCAGCGTAAGCTGAATGCGATCAGGGCCAAAGCTGACAAGATGCGCGACGTGCGTAACAGCCTGGCGGGGAACGGGGCCGGGATGATGGCGGCCGGGGTGACAACGGGCGCGACGCTAACGGCGCCCATTCGCGCTTACTCGGAATCAGAGAACGCGGCTAACCAGCTGGCAGGCTCCATGATGGGGCCGGGCGGAAAGGTAGCGCCGGAGTTTGCGAAGCTAAACAAGCTGGCAATCGCCCTGGGTGACCGGCTGCCCGGCACCACGGCAGACTTTCAGAACATGATGACCATGTTACGCCGTCAGGGCATGTCTGCGCAGGTCATCCTGGGCGGGCTGGGTGAGTCGGCGGCGTACCTCGGCGTACAACTGCAGATGGCACCAACGGAGGCCGCAGAGTTTGCCGCAAAACTGCAGGATGCCACGCAGACCACCGAAAAGGACATGATGAGCCTGATGGATGTGATCCAGCGGGGTTATTACGCGGGCGTTGACCCCGGCAATATGCTGCAGGGTTTTTCGAACATTGGTAGTGCAATGGATATTATCCGTCAGAAGGGATTGGGGGCAACGAAGGTATTTGCACCATTGCTGGTGATGGCGGATCAGATGGGGATGGCTGGCGAGTCAGCAGGGAATGCCTACCGTAAAATATTCCAGGCTGTCATGGATACCAAAAAAGTTAATAAAGCCAATGCCTCAATTAAAGGATCAGGGGTCAAATTAGACTTTACTGATGGAAAAGGGGAATTTGGTGGACTGGATAAACTATTTTCCCAGCTTGATAAGTTAAACAAATTAAATACAGAGCAAAGGCTTGCGACGCTTAAAGCGGTATTTGGTGACGATGCCGAAACGCTAAAGGTATTGAATAACATGATTACCAAAGGGATGTCTGGTTATCGTGAAACAGTAGCGAAGCTGGAGAATCAGGCAACCCTGCGCGAGCGCGTCGAAGCGTCTCTTAATACCCTGGGCAACAAATGGGAAGCCGCTGGCGGCTCCTTTACCAACGCCATGGCAAGCATCGGCGAAACCGTCGCACCGGTACTTAAAGATATTGCTGACTGGCTGGGTAATCTGGCGTCAGCACTGGATGGTTTTGTTAAGCGGCATCCGCAACTAACGGCAGCGCTGTTTAAGATTGTGGCGGTGTTTGCGGTTGTCGCTACTGCTGCAGGCGTGTTGTCGCTGGCTCTGGCGTCCATTCTGGGACCGATGGCGGTGCTGCGGGTGAGTGCTGGGGTTCTGGGAATTAAGTTTGCCTCCGCTTTTGGTCTGATAAAGCAGGTGATTGGTGGTGCGGGCCAGGCGGTCCTCTGGTTAGGTCGGTTGATGATGGCTAATCCCATTCTGGCGATAGTTGGCCTGATTGCGATGGGAGCCATCTATATCTGGCAGAACTGGGAAACGCTGGGGCCGAAGTTTAAAGCACTGTGGGATGCCATCACGTCAGGGGTGTCAGTAGCCTGGGCTGTGATCAAGCAGACCATAAGCAGCAAATGGGATGAAATTCTGAGTGATGTAGCCGCGATGCCCGCAAAATTTAAAGCGGTGGGCGGGGCGATCATTGACGGCATCCTGAGCGGTATCAATGAGAAATGGGAAACGCTTAAGAGCAAGCTGGCATCGGTCAAAAGCTACCTGCCGGACTGGATGACCGGCGGCGATAATTCGCAGGGCGCCTCACCGCAGAAAAAGACCCCAGGATTTTTCGCGGGGATGTATGACAGCGGTGGTTATATTCCACGTGGGCAGGTGGGTATTGCTGGCGAGAATGGCCCGGAGCTGATTAACGGTCCGGCCTATGTGACCAGCCGCAGGAGGACGGCCGCGCTGGCGTCCGTTGTCGCCGGAATGATGGGGGGAGCAATGCCAGCAGAGGCCGCCCCGCTTCATCCGATGAGCCTGCCGGCGGCCTCATATCGCCCTGCAGCTGAGAAACCAGCAGGTACGCGGCCGGTGTTCCACTTTGAAACCCAGGCTCAAATTATCATCCAGGCGCTGCCGGGGCAGAGTGCGCAGGATATTGCGCAGGAGGTAGCGCGACAGATTGATGAGCGCGAGCGTCGTATGAGGGCTAAGGCCCGCAGCAATTTCAGTGATCAAGGGGGATACGATTCATGATGATGGTCCTGGGCTTGTTTGTGTTTCAGCTGCGCACGGTTCCCTATCAGCAACTGCAGTATCAGCGGAACTGGCGCCATGTGACCAACAACCGCGTTAATCGCCGTCCGACAACGCAATTTTTGGGGCCAGATAACGATCAGCTGACGCTCTCCGGCGTCCTCATGCCGGAAGTGACCGGCGGCCGGTTGTCGTTGCTGGCGCTGGAGCTGATGGCAGAGCAGGGGAAGGCGTGGCCGCTGATCGAGGGTGGTGGGACTATCTACGGCATGTATGTGATTGAGAGCCTTAACCAGACGAAAACGGAATTTTTCGCCAGTGGAGAAGCCAGGAAAATAGAGTTTTCGTTGGGGCTTAAACGGGTGGATGAGTCCCTGTCTGAAATGTTCGGCAGTCTGAGTGATCAGCTTAGCAGTCTGCAGGATTCTGCCGCCGCCGCAGTAGGGAACATCAGATCCACGGTAGGAGGGTTGCTGCAGTGAGCGAGATGGCTGATTTACTCAACCTCGGAAGCAAGACCCCGGCCTTTCGGATCGTGATTGAAGGCAAAGATGCCACGCAGACGCTGGATAAACGTCTGCTGGGTATGACACTGACCGACAACCGCGGATTTGAAGCTGACCAGCTTGATCTGGAGCTGGACGACGCCGACGGCCTGGTAATTATGCCGCGTCGTGGCGCAGTGATTTCTCTGGCGCTGGGATGGAAAGGCGAGCCGCTGTACTCAAAAGGAAAGTTTACCGTTGATGAAATAGAGCATAGCGGCAGCCCGGACAGGCTGACAATCCGTGCCCGTAGTGCTGATTTCAGGGAAACGCTGAATGTCCGGCGTGAGAAGTCCTGGCACAAAACGACGGTGGGCGATGTGGTGAAAGATATTGCCGCACGGCACAGCCTTAAAGTTGCTATAGGAAATGATGTTGCTGCGATGGCGCTGGATCACCTGGACCAGACCAACGAAAGCGACGCCAGCTTTTTAATGAAGCTGGCGCGGCAGTATGGCGCGATTGCCTCAGTCAAGGACGGTAATCTGCTGTTTATCCGGCAGGGGCAGGGGAAAACAGCAAGTGGTAAACCGTTGCCGGTAATCACTATTACCCGTAAGGACGGAGACAGTCACCGGTTTAGCCTGGCTGACAGGGGAGCATATACGGGTGTTATCGCTCACTGGCTGCATACCAGGGAACCGGAAAAGAAAGAAACTGCAAAGGTGAAGCGCCGCCGGAGGACGACAAAACCCAAAGAGCCGGAAGCAAAGCAGGGGGATTACCTGGTCGGAACGGATGAGAACGTGCTGGTTCTGAACCGTACCTATGCGAACCGCAGTAATGCAGAACGGGCAGCAAAAATGAACTGGGAGCGGCTGCAGCGTGGTGTGGCGTCATTCTCTCTCCAGCTGGCAGAAGGCCGCGCGGATCTCTATACGGAAATGCCCGTTAAGGTTAGCGGCTTTAAACAGCCCATTGATGATGCGGAATGGACCATCACAACATTGATGCACACGGTGAACCCGGATAGCGGGTTTACAACCAGTATCGAACTGGAAGTGAAGATTGATGATTTAGAAATGAGCTGATGAGGTTCACAAAATGGAAGTTATGTGTATCATTATGTGATTGAAATGTGCGGGGTGGGAGATAAATGTAATGATGAATTGTCCAAAGTGCGGCCACGCGGCGCATACACGGAGTAGCTTTCGGGTAACGGATCAGACAAAAGAGCGTTACTGTCAGTGCCAGAACATTAATTGCGGAACCACCTTCATCACTCATGAAACCGTAGTGCGTTACATCATGACACCTGGAGTCATTGATAATGCCCCGCCGCACCCCACTGCCGCCGGGCAGGGGCATATGAATTTCTGA